GTAGCTATCCTCGGCATAGGGAACTGTCTGGTCCGGTATTACCGACCGAGGCTCTCCTATAACTAAATAGCGAGGCCAACTCTGACTTGTGTTATACGCTTCATTTGCCCTACGATTTACGAAGCTTTCAATGGAAGCCTGCTCTTCTGTCGTGAGAGTTCCTGCTCCTGCTAGGGAGCGTATTAGGGTAAACAAATCACTGTATGTGCGGTCTTGCATTAAAGTTTATTGGGAGCCAGTTCTGGCATTTTCTTTTGGAAGTATTTGATAAATTCTTTGCTGTGAACTTCCTTGTGTCCGTATTTCTGTGTTAAACGGAAGAAGTCACGGGCTGGCATACTAGCCACTGGGCGGCCAAGCGTTGGGTGTTCAACCCCTTTGAATTGCTTTGCCTGTTGTGAGACTGATTTAATTCGATCCTTTTCCTGCTCCCGTTCCATCTTGAAGCCGGTTTGAATCTCTTTCATAAATGCTCGGTCAATCTCACCGTCCGAGTATCGTGGTAGTTTTGTAATAATTTCCATAAAAGAAAGGGTGGGAGGAGCCACACTCGGCGACCCCTCCCAACCAGATCAATTAACTTAGGTTACGTCCTGGATGACACCGTGCGCTTGTGGGTGATAAACACCAAGCGTAAGGGCGCAATCAACATAACCGCGCTCACCACCACCTTGGTTAGGCAGACGAGTGCTACCAAGAGGGATGAGTTCGTGGATGCCAGCATACTCAGGGTTGATGAGGTAACCGCTAGAGTTGGATGTGTTGCCACCGAAGTCAGGCATACAGGATGGGTTACCATTCACGATGGAAACCATTCCGTGGTCGGACTCATACATGTCTACGCGAAGGGTGATTTGAGTCGAACCGCCATCGTAGTTTACGTTACGAACGCTGTCTGCATCAGTTCCGCTTACGCCAGCAGTGCGAGCGAAGTCGGAGATTACGCGACGAAGACCAGTGTCAGCAACAAGCATGAGGTCATTGGTAGAACCAGTTTGCTCAAAGATGCTTGTGATGAGGCCATTGAGGGCTTCTTCACCGAACTCAGTTGTGCCAGCTTCAGCAGCCGTGTAGATGCTTGAAGCAGGAGTGCGGAAACCAGCAGGGACATCAGAAGGACCAGCAGAGTCAAGCCAGTCACCAAGACCACGCAGAGCGTAGGCAGTGTCTGTGCCGTTTTCTACTGCACGATCATTAGCAGAAGCAAGAGTTGCTTCGATGTCACGCTTGAGTTCACGGATGCTCTTAGCTTCGGCTTGTGCAATCTTGGCTGGGCCAACAGAGTCAACTGCTTCTTGCAGGTCAGAAACCTGGAAGTCGCGGCGGAACTTTTGGACGTAGTTACCAAGACGAGCGCGACCAGCGAACTTGTCGGTGAATGTGCCGACATCAGCACCTTCGCGGATACCTGCGGTTACAGGATCAGCAAGGCTGTCAACAGTCCACTCAACGAAAGTTGCGTTGGCTTTTTTCTTGTTAAGAGATGAAAGGATCGGAGTTTCTTCAGGAGCAAGGATGGACAAAACATCTGTCAAGTCCTCACGATTGGAAACACCCGAACCCGGATTAGTGGTATCATATGTATTTGAGAATGCCATTGTATTATATTTTTAGAATTATCGGTTTTGCATTTGTAAGGTTCTGAGAGTCACGAAATCACTCTTGTTGCCTGATGTATTGAATCGATTTCTGATTTCCTTTAGCTTCTTGGCTGACGGATTCGCTTTACGCTCTGAGGTTGCACCTGCACCATTTGGTTGCGAGGGCGGATTCAGTCGAGTAGAGGAGGGCTTATCTTGGATGACTTTGCGACCATAAATACTATTTGCAGCGTGTGCCATAAGGTATGGGACTTGAGCAGCTAAGTCGGGTGGTAATGCGTTCTCAATCTGTGAGAATCGTGGATCCTTTACCATTGCCTCGTATTGTCTACGTGTATCGTTGTCTTCACCAGTAAACCAAGAAAGTTCTTCACTAGCTTTTGATAGGAAAGCTTCTTTTAGTTGCTTGCCTTCAATTCTAGACTTAATGGTTTTTAGCTGGGCGGGAAGGAACTTATCTCGGCTTTTGCGAGCGGATAGCAAATGCTTCCGAACATCGGCCTTAGTTATTTCCTTGCCTTCGACCTCAGTAACGTAGTCATCTGGACCATAGCCGTCTGCATTAAAGAGCACATCTTCAGCCCACTCAATGATACCATTTACTTCGTCCGCCTTGGCTTGAATACCTTCTATGGAATCAATGTTTCCATAGGGGTTATTCTTTACCTCTTGCGTCCCTTTCAGTGGGTCATTGTCGGCTTCTTCAAGACTAGCTCGCAACCTGGCAAGTTCTTCCTCCGCAGCTTTACGCTGGGCGGTTAGTTTACCAAATCGCTCGACCGCTTTGCTTCCCAGTTTTTTACTGAGTTCACGTAAGTCATCCTCAGACATTTCGTCTAAGTCAATCTGCGAAAGAACATCTTCTGAGGTCTCCGTTGAAACATCTTCCTCCCCAGAACTCTCTTCTGGTTCAGAATTAACTTCTTCAGTTTCCTCTGATTCAAAAGGTGTCTCTTCGGTTTCTTCCTCCTCAACCTTTGGGGCTGAAGATTCTGGCTCCTTGGATCCACCTAAGCGTCGAGCGGCTAACTCGGACACTGATATATTTGTAGCCACCGAACTTGTTTCCGACTCGGCGTTATCGGTTGAGTGATTGTCTGTCATGTTATGTCCATCCGTATACGCTGGATGATTGCGATAAATTTATTATAGCACCTAATGCAAGCGATCTGCGTGGCGAGTCCGGATGCTATCCCAGTTTACCATTTTTAGGATGTCATCATAAGCCAAAGCTCTGCCAGCCAGTTGCTGGATTTGTTCAGAGGTAGCACCTGATAGGTCTGCTATTACTTGCTCACGGGCGGATGCAATTGATTGAATGAAGCGAGCAAATGATTCATGCTGGCTTAGGGCTTTAATATCGTCTTCCATGTGTTACTTTCGTGTAGATAAATACTTTTCTAGGGTTTTCTTTTGCTCTGGAGTGGCCTGTGCGCTAGAGTCTCCACTGTAAATTCGCGCAAGAATTGTTTGCTTCATTGCTTGCGGATTATCAGCATATTCAGTCCCATCAAAAAATTTAGCCTGTTCTGGTGTAATCTTAAAGTCTGGGACAAACTTATCTTTTCGCATCTTTAAGCGAAATGCTTCATTCTGGGCAACTGCACCTAGTTGTTTTTTTGACAATGAACTGTATGGATTGAGAATGATGGTATTATCTTCGGCAGCCATACCAGCAACTTCTGGTCGTGCCTTAAAGAACTCATCTTCTCCTTTATACAATTTTTCCCTAATGGCAAAACCAAATAGTTTGTCATTAGTTCTTTTTTTTGCAAACTCTTGTGGTGTCATGTGTTATTTGTTAAATAATGATACTGTCCGTGGGCCTCTTGTTTTTACCTGCTTGAACCAATTAGAGTCTTGTGCTTCCGCAGCAGCAGTTTTGTAATCGTCGTTTCGCAGGGCTTCCTTCATCTTCTCAAACTCATTTAGTTTAGTTAATCCAAGGTTGAAGCTCATGTCCGTTAAGGCCATCTTCACACCCTCTGGTCGTTTATCAAACTTCGGATCAAACTTACGAGCATCGGTGTAGGCTTGAGATAAGCTGTGATTATACAGGGTCTTGATCTCCTTGTCGCTTAACTCCCTACCATTAAATAGTTCATTGATGTCAATGCCCTGCTCTTTCAAGAACTTTCGGTTTGCCTTGTCTTCTAAATTAAATCCAATGCCTATAGTCCGATGACCCTTGCTATCTTTGTATACATTTGGTTTGACACCCTCGTTCAGAGCAAGCATATCGTAGTATGCTTTTGCTCGCATATCTTTAACTCGTCGCTGAGATAGTTCTTGCGGTGTCATACTATTCGATACCCTGGGTTTGCACTCCGCCCATAGAGGCAGGATTAGTGCCAATGCGACCAATTTGAGCATTCTGAGCTTGTTGCATTTGGAATTGATACTGACCAACATACTTCTGAAGTCTTGCACCAAATGATTCATCCTGCTGTAAGCGAGCCGCAACATCTG